TAGGATTATGAGCTTTACATCACACACTGGCAAAGATGCTGCTGCCCTATCTGGGGTTGGCGTTCTAGCACCGCATGCCCAGGCTATGTATATCGGTACTGCGGGCGATTTGGCCGTTAAAACAGCTAGAGGTGATGGCACTACAGTCACATTTGCCGGCCTAGTATCCGGTACTATTTTACCTGTTGCGATTAAAGAGGTGGTTTCGTTTACTGGAACAGTGAACACGCTAATCGCTTTATATCCCGAGGCTGAATAGTGACACCCGATCAGATCAATGAATTAGTTGACGATTGCATAGACGACCTATGTGACGACAACGCTGAGCAAGGTGCTGGTTCATTAATTGAGCTAGCACATATTTTTGCACGGGCAGGAATGCCACAAAGTTCCTTTATGAATATGAGGGAATTTATAATAAATAGCGCCGTAGAGCGACTAGGCACCGCAGCAACCTCGTTTATTCACTATAAACTCCAAGTAGCTGAACAGGATGCCAAAAAAACACGATTACTCAACAGTGGAGCAAAACAGTATGGAACAATCTACAGCCGTCATTGAAACAACCCCAGAGCCAACACAAAAGAAAAAACCCGGCCCCCCGTCAAAGCCTAAAGTTGATATGTCACATATTGACGCGCTAATGGCACGTATAGCTGACCTAGAGTCAGTTGTAATCCGTATGGCCCACAACAGCGGCACAGCACACGCCATTCTCAAGAAAGCAGGCCTTGAACCCTACAACCCCTCAAAAGCAGATATGTCTCGATTCGAGCGCTCTAAATGAATTCTTCTGACTATGAAGCCGGTTATAACCGGGCTGTTATGTCATATCGATCCAGCGTACACGCCGAGACCGTCTCGCGCGAAGATGGATCTATAGGCGTCAGCATAAAACTAGGCAGAGATGATCCTGGTATGATTCAATCAGAAATCACTATAATGCTGTCTGATGACATAATCGACAAGCTAGTAGATGCTCGCAATGCTGAGCTATAATTAACCAAAGTTAGTAGATACTAACGGTTAAACATATCAAATACTTAGTGGGGTTTTAATATGGCGTCCAAGAATGGCGGAAGACCTAGAGGTAGTAGGGAGATAGCAGGTGATATTAGGGGCGCATTCAAGCGCGCTTGTTTACTGATAGATGGCAAAGGAGAGAAAGGTTCTGGACTGTCAACTCTAATCAAGAAAAGCCTAGAGGAAGACGTACGAGGAACACTTCAGGCCATTAAAGGCTTTGTGCCTAAAGAGCTGGAAGTAGACCTTACTGCTAAAGAGCTAACACACGAAGAATGGCTGATGAAGCTTAACGGCGGTAGCGTTGAATAAGGAGCAGCTAGCTAAGCGCAGGGAGCTGCAACACTCATTTCCATTCTATGCCCAGAACTGCCTACTCATAAGAACTAAGGAGGGGACGGTTGAGCCTTTGGTTCTTAATGATGCGCAAACTTACATTCACAAATGCTTAGAGAGCCAGAGAGAGAAGACGGGCAAGGTAAGGGCTATCATACTCAAAGGAAGACAGCAGGGCTGTTCTACATACGTAGAGGGCCGATTCTATTGGAGAACAACGCACAGAACTGGCGTAAGAGCTTTTATACTGGCCCACGAATCAGAATCAACTAGTGCTCTTTTCGAGATGGCTAAGAGGTACCATGATAATTGCCCGAAGTTCGTTAAGCCAGAGATCAGGGCATCTAATGCGAAAGAACTCAGCTTTGCGTCGCTTGACTCGGGCTACAAAATTGGCACAGCGGGCAATGATAGTGTTGGGCGGGGAACCACAATACAGTATTTTCATGGTAGTGAAGTGGCGTTCTGGAAGAATACCAGCGAGCTTACTAAAGGGATTCTCCAGGCGGTGCCAGACGCAGACGAGACCGAGGTTATCTATGAATCGACAGCTAATGGCGTAGGTAATTTCTTTCACCAGCAATGCGTAAAGGCAATGAAGGGCGAGACTGATTTCCAGTTTATATTTGTTCCTTGGTTCTGGCAGAAAGAATATGTAAAGAAAGTCCCCGATGATTTCTCTTTGGCTGACGATGAATTCCCGCTAGTTGATCTATATAACCTAACCAAAGCGCAGCTAGTCTGGCGCAGGAATAAGATACAAGAGTTATCCACAGACGGAATGGATGGCCTAAAAGCCTTCATGCAAGAGTACCCAAACAACCCTAATGAGGCGTTTCAGGTAACTGGCGACAACGGGCTTATCAAGCCCAATATGGTCATCAAGGCCCGCAATGCTCAATGCTCAGCTAGCGGGCCTCTTATTGTTGGTGTTGACCCATCAAGAGGCGGCGATAGGTTCGCGGTGGCTAGAAGGCAGGGAAGGCAGATATTTAAAGTGGAGGGACATACCGGTGATATTAACCTTGGTCGCGCAGTACAGATATGCAAGAAGGTACTAGACTTCGAGAAGCCTGCCCGCATGTTTATCGATGCTGGCGGCGGTGCCGATCTAGTTGACCGCCTCAGAGAGCTTGGATACGGAAATATAGTCAGGGCTATTCCTTTCGGTGGCGCGGCATTAGACCCTGAGAAGTATAGAAATAAACGCTGCGAAATGTGGGGCCTGCTTAACGCATGGCTTTGCGATGAGAGTCTTGATGTTCAGCTGCCCGATGATGACGGGCTACAAGCTGATTTGTGCATGCCTCAATACGAAAGAGATTCAATGGATCGTATTTGTTTAGAGTCAAAGGATAAGATGAGGAAGCGCGGCCTTCCATCGCCAGATTTGGCTGACGCTTGCGTGCTTACCTTTGCAGAGCCAGTGCGTGAGGATTTAATGGCAATGGGCGGCGTAATAGCTAAATCTAATTTCAGTGTATTCTGATCAATAAAGGAGAGACTTATTAATACTAAAATTGATGTTCAGGGTGACGAGCTATCCATACAGCGCGGCGATGTAATTATAACCAGATCATTATCGTCTATAGCTGATGAGCTATTTGCGCCAATACGTGTACCTGAATTCACTTTAAATGAAGTTGAGGTGAATTTCCTAGCTGATAACCTGAGGGATTCTGAGAATTTATGCCCCCAAAGGCAGGTCACATATACTCTACAGTCATTTGGGGTGGGCCATACGCTAACCGTTGTTGATGGCGATGATAAATTAATATGCGACAGTATATGCAAAGGTTGTCGCTGTCTTTAATGGATAAGGCAACCAAGATCACAGTGAAGTGGCATATTATATTCAGAGGCTCTGAGTACAAACATTGGCTGTTTAACTGGCTACAGCCTGAGTTCCAACACTGCTACGCGGTAAAGGAATCACCCGGGGGAGAGTTCTGGATGGTAGTCAATAACACCGCGGTTCATACCGATGTACAGCTCAAGTCAAAGATAGATTACCCGCACATTAGACTATTGGCGCCAGACTGTGTAATCCTAACCATTCAGGCTATAATACGACCAAGTAATAATAGGCATATGTTCTGCGTTTTTAACTGCGTAGAGGTGTGTAAATCCCTGCTAGGGATCAAGGCGTTCTGGTGCTGGACGCCCTATCAACTATATAAGAGGCTATCCAAATGAGTGATGCAGCAAGCGGTATTAACAGGCAAAGAAAGCGTTCATTAAGTAGCGTGGCCGAAGAATTCAAGCGCGCGGATAGAGGGCTGGACCGCGCTGTTGAGAAGCCGTTTCGTACAGGGGCAAGCGCAACTCAGCGAAAGGCTAAAGAAGACGTTGCCAGACAGAAGCAGACAACAGCGCTAGAACTAGCCGAAGCTGATAGCGAAATAGCACAAAGAAAGGCCCGAACTCGATCTAAGGCAGCTGGCCGGGGGTCTTTGATTAGGTCTACTGGATCAGGCACAGCAACCAACCTAGGTGGAACTGCTTAATGCCCCATAATGTCGATAAGCTATTAAAGCGCTTCGGCGCTGCTAAGGCCCGTCGTGAGATGTGGCGCTCATTGTTTCAAGAGGCTTACGAGTATGCGTTACCTCAGAAAGAAACATTTAACTTTCACTCACCGGGGCAGAAGAAGAACCGCCATATCTATG